ACCGTTGGTGGTTACGAATGGGTTGCTGACCATACCATAACGGGTCTTGAAGCCAATCTTTGGCTGGAAGGTGTTAGGATCGATCGAACGTAGCATCTGGAGAGGTACGTATGGGCAATAGAAGAGACCAGCATCATATGGGCTGGAACCCTTATAACCCATGACGTAGTAGTGCTTGTCGGATACGTTAGCAGAATAAGGATCAACGAAGACCTTAATACGACCATTGATTGTACCAACGGAAAGGTTACCAGTGTCATCAACCTGACCGATTGAAGGACCACCAGCACCGCTAAGACCGCTGCTATAATCAAGAACGCCTGCCATAGCAAGTGCCGAAGCAACGTCAGCAGAGCAGATTAGGAAGTTGCCCTTGCCTCTACGAGTGTCCTGAGCGATAGCATTAGCATCACGCTCGATTTGGAATAGAAGACCCTTCCACTTCTCAACAGACCAACGACCGTTTGAATCAACGTCAAGGTCGAAGATACCAGCGTTAGCAACGTTGTTCTGAGCGCCTTTCTTAGCAACTCTGTAAACGGTACGAACAACTTCACGGTTGATCTCAGCGAGAACTTCGCTTGAAAGAATGTTAGCGAGTTCTTGCTCAGCATCAAGACCATGAATAGCCTTGAGGTCTTGTGCTAGCTCTAGGGTGTATTCTGCCTTGAGAGCTCTGGACTTTGCAGTAACAGAAGTTTTCTCAATGCTGAAGCTCATCTCACGGAAGAGACGACCCGATTCGCCCATTTTCTCTAGATCTTCACGGCTCATGCCACGAGCAACTTCATAAGCGTTAGCAGCAGGAACTGCGTCGTTTAGAAGTGCTGGGTTGTTACCCTCAGAATCTCCACCTACACCAGCGCCAGTGCGAGGAGTGTAAGCGCCAGTAGTTGCATCGTAAGATGACGAGAAACCAGTGTCAGGCTCGTTGAAGAGTGCCTCTTCTCCGCCTTGGTTCTCGTAACGTGAACGCATTGCGAAGATAAGTCCATTAGGACCGCTCATTGGTTGAACGCCGCAAACGTCATATGCCATAAGGTTTGGCATTGCACGACGAACAAGGCTGATTAGAACTGGATCGAAACCAGCAAGACCAGCAGTATTAGTTGATGATAGAGCAGAACCGCCAGGTGAGATGGTTCCAGCGCCTAGAGAGTTGACAGCAACCTCGTTGAGGATGCCACGCTCTTCTCTCATAGCTCTTTCTTGGTTTTCCAGGAGAACAGCGGTAACGGCCTGTTTATAACGATCCTGGATAGCAGGAGCTTCCGAGTGATTAAGAACAGGTGCCCACTTTTCCTGGAGTACAGATGCGTTAAACATTTTTATCTCCTAGTGTTTTGGGAAAAGTTTGGATTAATAATTATTTATTGTATTTCACTTCCAGCGTGAAATAGCGTTGAGGTAAGCAGCCATTGCTGGTGTTACTTCGCCATCTACTGGAGTTTCGTCTACAACTTCATTCTTTAAAGCAGCGTTGGGGAAATATGATTCCCTTAGAGTTTTAACTGCTTCAGCAAATTTCTCTGCTGATTCGAAATTAACTCCTTCTGCTAAAGAAGAAAGTTTTTCTTTTTGAGTATCAGCAAGTCCTTCTGAAATTTGATTCAGAATAACTACACGGGTTGACTCAGAAAGACGATTATTTAATTCAATATTACGCTCAATTTGTTCGTTGAGGCGCTGTTCCATCTCACGAAGATCGTCTGCCATTCCCTCGACGACATCAATTTTTTCGTCTGGGATATTAATGTAATGCTCTTGGAAGAGATTTTTCAGACCAGCAATGAAGTCCTCTGTAATCTCATTACGTACACCACGATCAATAGGTACTTGATTTTCTTCAAGCCATCTATTGATAGCGTAGTTCACGGTTCCTTTTACTTCTTCAGAAAGTTCTGCTTTAATTTGATCTACTCTTTCTGAAACTAATGATTCAAATGTTTCGTTAAGTTTTTCTGATTCTTCTACAAGTTTTGATCTTACAGCAGCTTCAAAAATTGTCTTTGCTTTTTCCTTAAATTCTTCCGAAAGATCCTCTCCTTCAGTTAAAGCAGCGACATCACCAGATAAGTCAATCTCTTCATATGATGGTTTGATTGGATACGATACATTAGGACCAGTGTGAGTTCCGTAAGCAACTTCTACACCAATACTAGGAGTTTTACCCATTTCCCCAGCATCATGAATATTGGATGTTTGAGCAGTTCCGTCACTTTGAGCTGCTTTTGCTCCTACAGGAGCTGCTGCTTTAGCGCCAGGATTTTCTTCTCCATCCTCATCATGCTCGTGAGGAGTTGTTGAAGTGCCTCCAAGATCAGTAACTGACTGCTGGTATTGAGCAACAGCTTTAGTAGTTACTGATGGTTGAGGATCTCTGCCACCACCTTTTGCATTTACTGCCGTGTGTGACTGACCTGGCATATCGGAACCCTTGTCTCCACCAGGAATTACAGAAGCCGAAACGGTTGGCATTGGATCGCCCGATTCAACAATAATTCCTGATTCAGTTACAAGCTCCTCAAACTTTTCGTTTAACTTATCTGACATTTGAGTTTTCCTCGTAATTTTCCTAATATGATTATTCTATGATTATTTATGAAATTACAGGTTTGAAAGGAAGCTGTTAAAAGCTTTTAACTTTCTTTCCTCTAAATTTCTGCGGGTTGCTTCTGAAATATATGTTTTATATTCTGCTACACGGTACTCTTTTAAAATTCCGTTATCCCAAACCCACTCTTTTCCTTCCATAATTCCCTGAACGAAAGCATCAGGAGCTGAAGGATCAGCAACAATGTCTGCTGCTGTTGCTAACATAAAGTCATCGCGTACATACTTGACTCCATTTTTCTCTTCTAGAGAACCCATGCCTCTAGATGAAACACCGAGTTTGACGCCTTCATCTAGTAGTGACTTAGCAATCTTACCCATTGGTGTATCTAAGATACGCGCCTTACCATAAAAGTTAGATCCTTCTGAACGAAGTTCTATAATTTTATGAGAGACACGATCTAGATTAACTGATGGACCATCTGGATGACCAAGTTCTCCGAGAGCACGACCAGTAGTAACGTACTGTTCATTATATCTTTGAACTTCTCTATTTAAAACATCGAAAGGATAAATTCTTTTATTGCGATTTTGTAAATCAGCTTGAAGGAATACTCCTTCAATATAAAGATTTTTCTTTCCGTTCTTTTCTTCTACCAGAACTTGAACGTCTTCGATATTTTCTGTGATTAGTTTCATTGTTCGTCTGTTGTTTCTGTTGGCTCGTCAAAATATGATGAGGCGACTACTTTTTTGTAATCATCAATAACTTCGCTTGCTTTTGTATAGAGCAAATCATTGATTTTATCTAGAGCATCTGATTTTTTATTGTTGTTAATCAAATTAACAACATCCAGATAATCGGAGGTTTCCATAATTAATTGTTATGTTATATATTATTTAGAAGTTTTTGATTCTGATTTTGCTGCTTTCCTATCTCGTTCTGCTTGAGCGTCCGCAGCTTGCTGACTTCTTTCGAAATCATCTTTTGCTTTTGCGTCCGCAAGTTCTGGAGCAAGAGCATCATTTTGCCTTGTCATAGTATCAAGAGTCATTGAATCAGAAGGACTGATAGCAACACCGCTCTTGATATCCTTCTTCATTTGTTTATCAATATCTTTATACTCAGTTTCTGTTTGCATTAATATATGCTTACGTAAATATTCGGTGGAAAAATATTTACCAACGAAAGGATCCATCTGAGTTATCAAATTGATACGCTCTTTCATCAATTCAACATTCTTTAATTCATTGAAATGATTATCAAACAGGAAGTCATATTGAATATGCTCTTCCATCTCATCCCAATCTTCTGGGGTGATAATGCCTTTAAGAATTAATTGGGTCTTAAGAATATCGTGGAATAGTTCGCTGAAACGCTTGCGGAGACGACCGATGAACTTAGCAAACTTGAGTTCATCCCTGAGAACTTCTGTGGTCTTACCAAGATTAAACCCTTTGTTGTCATCAGTAAGGCGGGAAGGTGGTAGGTTGAGCGAGTTGTAAAGTTTTTTGCGGAAATACTCAACGTCTTTGAGTTCACCAAGGTTTTGACCGCCTGGGAGTGTAGTGATCTCAGTTCCTCTACCACCCTCACGACGAGGAAGCCAGAAGTCCTCAAGCATTGACATATGCTTTTTATCATCACGGATCTCTCCAGTTGAAGCGTCATATACAAGTTTGTTTCTGTAACGTGCCATCACTTCACGAAGGTATTGCTCTGCTTTTACCTTTGGAAGATTACCGACATCAATGTAAAAAATTCTACGTTCTGGAGCACGAGACAATCTGTAAATAACCAGAGAGTCCTCAATCATTCTTAATTGATTAAGTGCTTTAATTGCTTTGTGTAGAAAACTCAACGTCATTTTTTTGTTGAGATCTGTGACACCAGAATTAGCTGAAGCAATTGAATCTGCTGCAATTTTAATTCCTTGTGTCATAGAAAAATCTGACGCAGAATTTATTGCTAGATTATTAGTAAATCCCCTAGGATTGTACAAATAATATTCAACATATTCTCCCCAATCATATTCTAAAGCAGTACCTTTAACTTTTGGATCTGCCTTTAAATCTTTAATTTGCTGTCTTACTTTTCTTACTTTTAAAGGATCCATGTAACGTAGTTCTAGAATCCCCTTCTTAGGATTATCTAAATCTACAACTTTATGATAATATGTTCTTCCATCAATATACCAACTTCTAATTATTTGATGACAATTTTTGTCAAAATTTAATAATTTTTTTATGTTATTAAATTCTACTCTAATTTTTTTCTTGAGTGTATCACTAATTTCTAAATTATTTAAATCAATTTCTACAGGAGAATCATCGGCATCGCTGACTACAAATTCATTAACGATCTCGTCTACAGCAGAATCGCACTCTGGATGTAGAGCCATATCCCTATAACGCTTAATCAATTCATATTCATTTTTTGATACTCCTTCTACATCTACGTAAGTACCAAAATAACCACCTGCTACAGTGGTTACGCTATCATCAGAATTAGGAGGAACTGGAGATTGACCCTTCAGTTCCCCCTTCTTATTGATGAGAAATCCAAATAATTGACTCATAACAGTAGGTTTGATAATGTACTATTTATTTACATTAAACATCAGCATTAATTTGACGAGTAGATAGACCTGCTCTTGGTGAAGAAATTGCTTCAGTAGTCCAATAAGAATATTGGAATTCAACTGTAAATTCTTCAATTTGATCATTGCTGTCATACGCTAAATCAATTTGAGAAACATTCGTAGGGAATGCATACCAAAGTTTATACGTTCTCAAAATATTTGAATTATCTGGAGTAGAAGATTTTTCTAACTGATGAACGAAAAGATGTCTAGCATAACTAGCAGCACCAGAAGCTTCTGGAGATAGAAGATCTGCGGTATTTCCAGCATGACCATTAATTGCTTCCATCCATTGTTCAAAAATAGCGCGAACTTTGAAATCTTTATCATTGATGAATGTTGGCGACCAAGTATCAAATGTACGGTCTCCAGCAATCTTTACAGTTCTTCCACGGAAAGGAACTTCGATAACACCTAGTTGTGATGCTGGAAGAGCTGCAGATTTGCAAAGAAGATCTGATAGTTCTTTTTCTGAACCAGCTCCAGAACTAACTGCACCAGAACCAGTACCACCAGCACCAACAGAATCTGGGAATGCAATGTCAACGGTGAACATGTTAGGCTTAACGCCTTGTCCAACCTTAGTAATAAATTGGTTTAATTTGCTTGTGTAAATTGCCATTTTGTTTTACCTCTATGAGTTTGTGATAAAAAATTATCTACCAACAACTTCATTAAACGACACACCAGTTTTGGTTGCCGTAAATGTAAGAGTGATGTAATTAATCGAGCGGGTTGGTTTAATAAAGATTTCAGCAACAAACTCGTTGCGATCAATAACGTCTGGTGTATTATTAGTGTCATCACAAACAACTAAGAAATCAGTGATTCCTCTTCTTGCAGATACTTCATTTAGATATGAATTAACTGCGCTTGAGAATGAACCTCTGGTAATTTCATCGTTCTGTTCAAATAGAACTTGCTTAGCTAGAGATTCAACTCTATTTTCAATATTTAAGAATAGACGACGAACGTTGATTCTGTCGAATGCTGATGGAGAAGCAAGAGCTGTCTTATCGCCAAATAAAGTTACTCCAGAACCAGGGAAAGAAACAACAGGGTTGATTCTATTTTGATAGAGTTCATCTCTATCTGCTTTGTTTGGATTATATGCTAACCTAACAGCATTTCTCAATGAACCTCTGTTTAGACCAGCAGGCGAATACCAATCATCCAAAGCAGCTGAAGTTGCTACACAAAGACCAGCAATGTCTCCGTTGCAAGGCAAGTAACGATACTTGTCATTGAAGCGATCATAAAAATACTTATAACCGCTATCAAAAATAGCATATGAAGTTGAAGTTAATCCATTGAAGAAATTAACGGTATTCTCTCTTTGTTGAGTAGAAGTTAACGCACCGTTTGTTCCAATCTGATTGCCTTTATGAGCAGAAACAAAAGCAATACAATCTTTTCTACTTGCAGCAATAGAAATAACTTTTGATGCTTTTGATTTTGTGTTCGTTTCTAGAGTCATAGAACCGCCCATCAATACAAAATCAACCTTAGTGTTTTCTGTATCTAAGAATAGATCATAAGCATCACCAATTTCTGCATTTGTGTATGCATAATCATCTGTTCCGTGGGAAAGAGATGCTGACTTTAAACCAGAAAGATTCATCTTTCCAGTAACTGCGGATACTAATTGATCCCAAGCTTCTCCTGCTCCAACCGAAGATGGATTTGTAAATCCACTAACAGTTGATCCAGCGTAAATATACGCAGAATTTAAATTGATTACATCTTTGTAATAGATTGCACCACCTTCAGTGCTCTTGCCATCAGTTAACTTGGAGAGATAAGTTAATCTTTCTAAAATTGTATTTGCAGCACCAGAAAGTTGACCATCAGTGTCGATAACTGCTACGTGCAATTCATCATATGAAGCACCATTATCTGCTGCGTATTGTGATGTTCCTGGTCTTGGACCGATAGCAGATAGCTTTAGATCTGTTCCAGGAATTGTTGTATTCGAATACCAATCCGATACTGCAGTAACAGTGATGTTTGTGTCTGTAACTGTAGCAACTTTAAATGTTGCAGCAGTTCCTGTTGAACCAGTAATAGTGATTACATCATCAACAACGTAACCAGCGCCACCAGCAGCAACAGTAACTCCAGAAACAGCACCTCTTACTGTAGAGATTACAAATGTTGCGTTTGTTCCGCCACCAGCAATAGTGATTGTGTTACCAACAGTGTAGCCAGAACCAGGGTTTGCGATGGTGATATCAGTGATAGATCCACCAGAAGCAACAATATTTACGGTTAGACCAGTTCCTGTGCCACCAGTTGTGTTAACTCCGTTTGCAGTTACATAAAGAGTGCCACCGCTACCAGCAGCAAAAGTTAAAACTGAACCTACGTTAACGCTGGTGTTTACTGTCAATCCAGAACCAGATCCGCCAGTAGTAGCAACCGCAGTCGCTGCTGTGTATAAAGTACCGCCAGTTAAGTTTGATGTGGTAGCAACCACACCTACTTCTGGTGATGCTAAAGTGTCTGATGTTGTTAAACGAACTGATGGATCATTTAAAACAACTGCTGCTGTCTTTGTAGCGGAGTCCCATGAAAGAACCTCACCAAGTTTGCCGCCAGTAAATTCTACGTTGGTTCCTGCTGAGATTGCTGCTGGAGCAGAAGAGAAAGTAACGTATTGATCTGCGCCGCGATCAACTAAAACTACTTTTAAACTGTTACCCCAAGAACCAGATGTTTTTGCTACAAAATTTTCTGAAGTTCCGCTTCCTGCATCCCAATCTAATTTATTTCTAACAAGTGCTCCAGTTGATCCGCTAGTAGCATTGAGAACTGAAGTAGCAGCACGAACAACTGCTAATCTTCCACCGTAACCTAAAAATTCAGATGCAACAAACCAATCCTCTGCATTAGCGTCTGTTGGTTTTCCAAAAAGGTCAACAAATTCTTTCTGTGAACTCACCGAAGTGATTTCTCCGATAGGACCTTTTTTGAACGAAGACGCAAAAGCAGCGGTGATTTGTTGAGCACCAATAACAACAGCATTAGATAGGTCACGCTCTTTAATAACAATTCCAGGCGATACCTGACTTGCCATGTTTTTACCCCCGTAAAGATTTCATTTTAATCTAAAATTATTTATCAAAATGATTCCTTCAACTGGGGAAAGGGTGCATGAACACTCTACCAATCAGGATATTCCCATCTTTGTGTATTAGTATTATTTTTTCTAGATTGTTTTATTCTTTTTGAAGTGCATTCTTTACACTCATAAGAATATGCAGATAAACATGATGCCCTATCTTTTCTTGTCAGATAAAAATCTGCCAATAGATCTTTTACTTTTGAACAAGATCTACATCTTCTTTCTTTAAAAAGAAGGTGATCTAAAGTAAATTGATCTTCTATGTCCATTAGTAATTCCACATATAAGATACATCTTCTTGAGTATCGCCATACTCCCACAAAGAACCATTTTCTACAAATCCTTCATCACCTTCTAATCCAGTTACAATGAATCCAAATGGTGACATGTCTTGTTCAATTTGATTTTTTTGCTCCTCATAAATTCTTTGACGAATATCATTATCCGTCATTTCTTTAAAATAATCTTGTACTGATAACCAAGCAAAGATAACAAGACACATTACTAAGTCATCATGGAATCCATCATCAGCTTCGAATGATTGTTTTTTCTGAATGAATGTAGTAAGTTCTGATATAATTTCATAGTCCCTAAACAATAATTTATCATCTTCAATTATTTGCTTAAGGTTGGCACATCCAATCTTCTTAACAGTGATGGACATCTTAATTCCAAGTTGAGTTTTGTTTCCTGAAAAACCTTGCCCAACAATTTGTCCTGCCCTTCCTCTCATAGAACACATGAGAACATTTGGGTATTCTAAATCATAATTAAGAATTGATGCTACTTGATCTCCAACATCATTAACTTCACATAAAACATAAGCATTGTTGTATGCTCTTGCCAAATCATTAATTACATTTGGAAATAGCATAGGTTTAATTTCATTGCTACGGTACTTTGCCACAATTTTATATGGCACAGTAGTAATATCAAATACAATAAAAGCAGAATAATCTCCACCAACACCTCTTGACACATCGGCAGTTATGATGTATTCTGATTTTTCTTGTGGTTCTTCATAGATGTCTAATCCTTTATTTGATGTTATTGGAGTATCAAAAACTAAAGAACGTAATTTAGCAGCAGAAATTAATGTATCAACCGATCCTAAGAATTCACATTCAAATTCCTGAGTGAACTGGCGTTCTGAAGTGTTCTTAATTGTTTCTTCTTTCCACTTGGCATCACGACCAGGAACTTCTGACCAGTGAACCTCAGTCCAAATATAATTGTTTCTTTTATTTTGAGCATCTACCCACAACTTGTAGAAGTGGTTCATACCATAGGGAGTAGAAATAATAATAACTTTTGTTTTCTGTCCAGATGAAATGGTGGGATATACAGACGAGAAAAAGTCGTCAGCAATATGGTTTGGAACGAAAGCAAATTCGTCCAAGAAAATGATGTTAAATGACATTCCTCGAACAGCAGATGCTGATGTCGATGCTGCCATAATCTTGGAACCATTCTCTAGTTCCATAGAACCTTTGTTCCAAACAATCACACCTTGCTGCAACCATTTGGGGAGATTCTCATATGCTGTTTGCAATCTCCCCAAAAGATCTCTAGCAGTTGATGCTTTGTTTGCTAGGATACCAATATTGGTACTATCATTAAACAAAGCATAATGTAAAAGATACGAAACCACAACAGTTGATTTTCCTGTCTGTCTAGGAAGTTTGGCAATATTAAATCTATTCTCGTGAAATTTGGTAACTAATTCTTTCTGGAAGTCATACATCCTAAAAGGAATTAATCCCTCATCAACGGAAACAATCTTTACATAATTTAAAGCAAAATATACAGGATCTTCTTTACATTTAATATATTCCTGTATCTGTTCCTTTGTAAATTCAATAGGAACGTTTGCTTTTTTTAATAAAGGATTACCAAGATATACACTATTATCACTCATTTGCTCTTCTAATATCTTTTTCGATTTCTTGCATACTATTTAATCTCTTTTCCCACCCATCGCCTTTGGTGGTTCCCTGTGCTGGATTGATGCAAGTATCATCTCCAAACTTATCACAAACTAAAGAAGCGAGTTCAGTTTCATTTCCCTTCTTATTTGTGCCTACCCAGTAGTGTTGCCCACCGATCCAGCACGCCCCACATTTAGGGCAGGTTTTAGTATCCATATGTCTTACCTTGAGACGGTAATGGTATTATATATGTAAATGGTGTATCGTCAAGTTACAATTTACACAAATTTGTGTCAGCAATTCCAAGCTCGAAGTGATTTAGATAAACGATCGTTTCCTGTGTTATTTTTATCTTTTTGTCTCTTACGCATTCCTTTCATTCTGGCACAAAACGACGCCCTGCGGGGATTTCCAACCTTCTTTGAAGGTGCTTTAAGGTCGCTTCCAGGATTCTCACGTTCGTAAGATTTGCGTCCCTTTTCGTTAAGACCTCCATTTTTGTTCTGACCTTCTTTGCGAGTCCAAGCAGATTCCGAAACCTCAACAGATTCATTCTTGCTTGACATATAATCAGCAGCAGTATCAATATAGTCACAAGCAAGACTTACTTTAGATTGAACCCAACCAGGAAGTTGCATCTTTGGATCTTGAACCACTGAGCGAAGACGAGTCACTGCATTCTCGATAGTATCAAGTTGACTCATAATCATTCCACCTTCATCATCAATTTCTTTCCCCATAGCAACGGCAATATGATTTTCAGACAAATGAGATTTAAAATACTCTCTCATTTCTTTAAAAGTTCTTTTCTTTTTGTGTTGTGCCTTTAGTTCTTTTTCCATCTTAAGTAAGTGAGTGTAGTAATCTGGGAATTCATCTAAATGCTGAAGAGCGATACCATAAGCTTCTTCATGTGTAGTGACATGCTCTCGCTCTACAGTAGAACCAACTTCTGCCTGTTTGATAATAGTTTCAACAGAAACACCATGCTTTTTTGCAATTTCTTTTTCGGTGGGAACTTTCTTTTTCATTAGTAAATCTCCCTCCATTGAAGACCTGCTCTGATTGTTCCAGCGTTATTACCCATGTTCGTTACCAATACAACATATACTTCAGATGAACTTGAGTCAAAATTTTGAACGATAA